CACTGTTATTCCGCATAGCACGACCATGATTCCGACCTGCGCCAATACGTCAAGCGCAAATTTTGCGTATTCAATTAACATTACCCAATCCCCTTTTAATCACCCTGTTTAGGGTTGCCTGGTCAATTCTAACCCCAGCCATTTTGCACCAGAATAAGACAGTCCCGTTCTTGATGTCCCGCACAAGTGACCTGACTTCCTTAACGTCCCGGTAGCAGTTGCAATCCGAAAGTTTACCAATGCGGTTCTTGGTGACCCTGAGTCCATCCAGCACACCTCTGCGCTGTAGTAGCCGTATGTCCTGCATGGCTCGGATGGCGACTTCTCCTGCAAGCTGTTTGATTCTGTCATCCTGGTCTCCTCTGGTAAACTGTGCTGAAATCATCGGCGTTTCCGCTTTCCGCTTCGATCCTTGCACCACAAATGATACGCATTCCACAAGTCTGCTGCGTTTTGTGCGCTTTCCTTATTGTCAAACAAATCATCAATGGATGGCAGACCATTCGGAGGGACAGCCCCCCACAAGCGCGGTCCAATCGGGTTACCGGCCATGGTGGTCACACGCCACTTGCCGTCCTCCCTTTGGACTCGCACGGGTGTCATCGGCCAAGTTCTTTCAATTTGGCATCGTCTGCTTTTATGTCCTTCATCAGCCTATCAAGATCCGCACTTTGCCCTGCGTAGTGAATGATCTGCGCATCCTTATAGCGATCCAGCCCAAAGTGTTCCTCTACGCTGGTCATGCAGTTATAAGCCGGGTCAAGGTTGCAGGTGGCCGTGGACCATAGGTGCAGTTGCAGATTCATCCAGGTCTGTTCGGCAAAATGATTTGGGAATAGGCCAATCGGCGGCTGGCTGAGTGCGCCTACGGCCTTGGGCATAATCACAAACACGCCGGTGTTGAAATAGAAGCTAGGCTGGAATCCTGGCACAAATCCAAAGGCATCAGCCAATCCCTTCAGCCCAGGTTTGCGGTCTAAGTAAGCTCCTTCATCCAATGCCATGAACGTGCAGTCTGGCTCCAGCAACGCACCAATCTCATCGCAATCCTCGGCCACAAGCACATCGCAGTCTAGGAACGTAACCTGCTCGTAATTCCGGGCAGCGATGATATTGCCGATTGCCAGCTTGCTGTACTGCACCGGCTCAACAAACGGCTTCTCCAGCGTGAGCAAATCAATTTTATGCCGTTTGCAATAAGACTCCATGCGCGGCTTGGTTAGTTCCAATACCTTGTGCCAGCCGTCTCCGAACGCTTGGGTGACGAGTGCTTTCTTCATTTCCAGATAACTCCATTATCGTCAAGATCGCTGCTGAGAAGCATTAACTTGTTGTAAAGTGAATAGCCGTATCCGTATCGCATGATCGTGATGCTGATAAAGTCACCTATCCAATAACAAATCCATGCAATGGCAAGTTTCATACAACCTCAAAAACATCACCGGCTTTCTCGCGGATCATTTCTTCGGCTACTTTGACCAAATCTTTACTAGGATTATCCACGCTATTGCCATCAATCATAATGCTTAAATTCTTAACCTCGCAATCCTGCGGAACCTCAACAACAACGTGTTCTCTGAATCCCCTGGGACCAATGTCCTCCTTGCCAACCTTTAGGACTGCATCTGCAATCACATCACAGATTCGTCCTTGCCAAACAAACCTTGCCTCTAGTGTGTCCATTTCTATTTCTCTCATAATCTAGGTAGTCCTTTTTTTAATTGCATCCATGCAAACAAAGCTCTTACCACGGCGCGTTCAAGATGGTCAAGAGAAGTTTCTCCGGCCTCGTCTGGGCATGGGTGGTTTAGGTGGATCTGTTGCTGTGCGGTGACAGCGTGTTTGATGCAACGTGTAATATGGTAATCGTATGTCGGCTTATCCTTCCAGAACCACTCGCCATACGCAGACTTGGCGGACCCGTTGCCCATCACCCTCCACACAATCTCGGAGGCGGCTTCACCCATCTCTGAAATTGTGGGAGGGTTTTCCATTACAGCTTCATCCCCGGTGGGGTGTACTTCTTCGCCCACGCCCACACCTTGAGCATGGCGTTAAATGCAATACCGGCCTCGTATAACTCCTCATCAGACCAGCGATGGATCACCAAGGTTTCCGGATCATTGGCCGCCAAGACCACCGAAACGCAAGCGCATTTCGGATTGTCGGATGCGATCCTGTAGGCCCATAACTGGGCGCAATCAGAATCGTAGAACGGGTCATACTTGGGGTTCACCTTCCTATTCTTAAGGTCGATGATTGCGTCCCCAATCCCCTTCAACCGGACGTAGGCATCGCACCGTCCAGCGTAACCAGCACCGACCAACGCCTTCTCGCACCAATATGTTTTCTCAACATTGTCTTCTGCCCATTCGCGGAAGGTTTTGATGTAGGGTTGAAGATCCTCATCCTTGGATACAGCACGTCCCATAAGGATATTCTCTGCCTGCTCATGCATACGAGTCCCATGCTCGGCTGCTTTGGTGGTTGACTGTTTTGAGTCCTGCACGACCCGCTTTGCATATTCTTCAAGCGTTTCATTTTCCTCCTTTGGCAACGTGAGCGAGGACATGATGGCCTGCTCGATCTTCCACGCCGTAAGTTGTGGCTTATCCATGATTCCAAGCACGCTGGTGACGGACGGGAGTAACCCCATCTTCCGGGCATCGGCAACCGTGGTGTTACGCTCGTTGCCATTCTTTCCAATGACAACGTGCGCGGATTCGCCTTTTTCGGTATACCAATGACCCGCCTGGTCGGTAGCGACCAGACGGGTTTGGTTAGGCTCTTTTGATGTTATGGTAAGGGACATCAGAATGGCATCGTGTTGCCGTCAACATCGGTGCTTGCGGACTTATGCGCCACTGGCGTACTAACCGCACCGGACAATTCCTTGCTTTCAAGGATCTTTCCCTGCAACCATTCTGGCATCTCTGCAAACGCACCACCCTTGCCCTCTTCGATCTCGTAAAACACCTGCGTGTTCTCGGTGGTGGTAGGAGCCTTGACCGACTTGGGTAGCTTGGCCAATCCTTGGATGGCGCAATACTCACGCCCTGCTTGGCTGGTCTTGCGGACCAGCGTGAGCATGGCGGCCTTGCCTAGCAGGTTCTTCATGTTGAATGCTGCCAGTTCCTTGCTGGTGAAGCTCTGGCCCCGCCAAGTCTCCAAGTGCTTGCGGAGCGTGGCACGCTCGCCAAGGCTGCGGGTTAGCTCCATGCTGACGACCATCGGCTTTGCAACCTTGGTGGTCTTGCCGTTCTCGGTAACTTCTCCTTCGATTGTTTGGTCGGGAAGCTCAAACGCCAAGCGAACCTTGGGGGTCCACTTCTCGTCTCCGTCCCAGTTGGTTTTCTGCGTGCCAAGATCCACGATGCTGAAACACACCCCAATGGTGGCTCCAGCTTCGGGCAGTTGGCGTTCTCCGTTTTTCGATTCAGTTGCGCTGATGGTTAGGCTCATTGCATATCTCCTTTATTGATTGATGGTTGTTGGTTTATTTGAGGTGAAGGTATATAAATCCCTTGTGCAACCGTTGTGGCATAGGGCGCGGGATGCACAATGTCGATCTTCAAGTTTGGCGGGGCAATGTGACGGGCGATTTCGCACACATCATCGGCTTGTAGAATAACCAGCCACTTCTTCTCGCCGTTGCGCCTAAAAAATACGGATGGAATCTTGTTGTCCGGGCAATCCTTGACCGCCTGGCGCATCCACTCCTCAGGCTTTACCTGCTGACAACGCTTGCCTTCAATGTGAAATGGAAAGTTCTCGCAAACCACATCCCCGGAACCACCCTCTGGATTGCCGGCGTACTGCTGTGTGCGCCTAGCCTTTTGCCATCCCTGCTCACGCAAATAATTTGCCAGCTCCCGCTCGCCCGCCGCGCCTTTACGTCTTGAGTTGATTGCCATGCCCAACGCTAGGGCAAGTGTCAAATTTCAGTCAATGCTTTTTTTTCTCCAAATCCTCAGCCATCACAGCCATTAGCCCGGCACCGGATAACTTCTTGCATATCTGCGGGTTATCAATGACCCACTTGGCGCAAGCCTCAAAGGAATCTAGGTTTTTCAGCGCATCTTCAAACGTGCGCCATGCCCTAACCGACTCTTTCAAAGATCGCTGATTATGCGCCATGAGGAACCCGTTTTAGCCTGACACTTCTTGTTCTTGCTTTTGCATTCGTGTGGTTTGAATATCCAAAATAGGTCTGCATCCATAGCCCAACAAATAATGTAGTCAACAATTACCTTGGTATAAACCGTCTTACATTCACTTCCAACGCTGGTCATAAACCCATAGCGATTTCTTTCCGAATCTGGCTTCTCGCTGGTCTTAACCTGGATGCGAATAAACCTTCCGTCCTTCTCGGCTACCAGATCATACCCAGAAAAATCTTCCATCGGTGCAAGCACGCTGTAGCCGTTGCGGAACAAAATGCTGGCCACCCTAGCCACCCCCACCGCGCCTATTTGCCGGTTGGATAATTTCTTGATTGACATGGCTGGTTTTCGGGTAGAGACTTTTTACATGAAAAGAATACTATTGGCAATGGCGGTGCTGGTGACACCGGTGATGGGGGAGGATAATATGAGGGATTTCATTGGTGCAGTTTATAAGAACAGGGGTACATGGATTATGACCGATAAAGATAATGCGCTTGGAAATGGTGGTTGCATAAGAAAAGTTGGGGACAATTATTTTACACCAAATGGTTTTTATAGGAAGGTTGGAAATACATATTTGTCAGACACAGATGATCCTGTGGTAAGCACAGGATCAACATTTTTGTCATCATCTAGGGCTGTTGTTAAAACAGGCTCGACTTACTTGTGGTCTGGTGGCAATAAAGTAAGCACAGGATCAACAATTCTTGATTCCGAAGAATCAGACACCGAATGATGCCAGCCTGTTTCTAATTCTATTCTCAAGACCACCAATAAATTTTTTTCTTGCTGGGTTTGCCTGCGCCATTCTGTATTCATCATTAAGTTGCGCTTGGCTCGCTGCTCGCATTAATGCTTTCGGATCGACTTGATTGATTGCCGCAAGCGTCTTTGGACCAAGACCACCGTCAACAGCAACTTTTTGACCAAGGGCATTCAGACCTTGCTGGATGTATTTTGTTGCACCGCCCATCCCGCGATTAAACGCGAGATCCTGCGCGAATGGCCTGATGGCTTCTGGCAATTTTGAGACGAATGGACTGGTGTACTCCTTGACATATTGTGCCGCAGCTTGCGCTCTTTCTTGCGCTGGGAGCGATGAGATTCTTTTGAAGGCATCTGGATGATACTTGTCGTTAATACCAGCAACCTCAAAATTACCACCCATATCACCGGCTGGCAATTTATAAACCTGCACGTTACCCTGTTTGTCCTTTCTTGCCTCCCAATCAATCGTCTTTAACGCTGCTGTTTGTAGTATATCTTGTTCTGGTTTGGTTTGCATGGCTTGTGGCTCCTCAATGAAATCAAGTTCTGGTTGTTCTGGTGCAACTTTCTGAACTTGTGGTTCTTGTTTTACATATTCTATGGCTTTCTCGATTGGAGCAATCCTTCTCACCTCTTCTGGAACTGCCTCATATCCAGTGCCAGTAAGCTCCCTAGCCACCATATCCTTGCGTAACTCTACGTCCTTGGACGGATTCATTGCGAAGTTCATTGTTTCTGGCCTCGCTTAATTGCGGATTCGTTTTGGATTAAAAACTCTTTTCTTGCATCGTCTCCAACTTTGGCATAAGCACTCTTTAATGCCCTAACCTTGTCCTCGCTACCAAGTTTTTTGAAGCGATTGTCGCCAAGCAGAGCATCAGCAGCAGCGCGGTTGGCTCTGCCTCGTATTTTTGAATACTTTTCATATAGCTCTGGAGAAAGCCTGTACTTCTGATTCTCAATCATAAACTGTTCCAATGGCTTCGGAGGTATAACGTCTCCGTTTTCAGTTTCTTTGAATAACTTATAAATTGCCAATGTAGTTTTATCGTATGTGGCTTCTCTTGATTTTGTAAAGTCGAAGAAGTTATACAATACTGGGTCAGCACCTTCTGGAGTTTGAGGAATTTCTCTCCCCCATATATCAATCTTTCTGGGCAAATCTTCGCCAGCACCAGGAATCTTCCTTTTGATGACCTCATTGAATAAATTTAACGTTCTTTCTGCTGTGTCCTCTCCCTCAATATCCTTAATCTTTATTTTCTCCGGAAGCGAATCGCTCATGGCTCTCGAAACTGCGCCAAGTGTATTTGGCAAAACTATTGAAGATACTGTTCCAAAATAATTAGCAATCCACTTATCCATTCTATCTCTCTTGCCGTCCAACATGGCCGAAAGAAGGCTGTTTGTTCCCTTCAAAAAGCTTTGATTCATGGCAAAGGAAAGCGTCTCTGGAACTAAGGCGGTCAGAAATTCTGGGCTTATAAATTCACCCTTGTCGGTTGCCTTGCTTGCCTCATTCCAGGTCGCAAGCATACCACCAACAATACCCATTTTCTCAAGGTTCATAACTTGATCGCCAGGCTGAAGTTCGGTTGAATCGCCTTCTGCAAATCTTTGTAGTGCGCTTATATTTATAGTTCTTGGTGGAAGTGTTTTGTATTGTATGTCTCTTGTTTTTTCAGAATCTTCCGCAGCACCACCAATCACTCCAGCATCTGCCAATGTTTTTGCGACTGCCCCTATGGTCAAGCTGGTTAATGTTTTTCCTATTGCCATGTGCACGCCTCTTGCGTCCTTGGCCTGCATTGCTGGTATTCCCTTGGTTACAAGGGCATATCCAGGCAACGAATAATCAAGCATTTCATCAATAACATTTGCTGGAGTCTTGGCGTATGGAATAATTGTCTTTCCAATAGTCCTAGCCAATCCAACCCTATTCCCCAAGCCAAACATATTCGACACGCTAAGTGCCGCCCTGGATAGAGGAGTGTCTTGCTGGAACACAGCCTCTGCTGCCTCTTGCTCTATCTTCCCCAACTCTTCTTTTGATGGCAGTCTTGTTGCTACTGAAATTTCTTTTCCAGGCTCTCTTTTCCCAATTAACTCAATTTGATTCCTAATTTCTTGTATTTTTGCTGAGTCAGTCGCCGTTGTCTTTGGCTTTGATAATAATTTTGAAAGCTCATTGTTAAGTGAGGAAATCTTGGATACTCTTTGGAGTTGCGCGGATTCAGCTAAAAGCCTTGCTTGAGCCATTCTTCTGAATGGAGTGTCGCCAAGCTGAAGTAGGCGCAACATTGTTTCTGGAGGTACGCCAAGCACCGTTTCGGCGGCCAATCTAGCCCTGTCAAGACCAGCTTGGCCTAATCCCTTCCATCCATTAAGAACTGGTTGAGCTAATCCAGATCCTGTCCAAAATTGCTTGAATGCTTGCGCTGGTTGAAATCCTCTTATTTTCTCCCCAGACAATAATCCTTCAGCACTAATGCCTCTTTTTAGTCCAGCCAAGCCCTCTCCTCCTCCTCGAACAAATGCCTTAACTGTTTCTCCAACCCTTCTTGCGCCAGCCAAAGATATTGGTGAAGATACAGTTCTTTCAGCAACCGGCATTCCAAATGACTTCTTGAACGCTCTTGCTACCTCTTGGCTTATAAACGCGCCCTGTCTTCCCATCGCTCTAGGCAATGAGCTTACAGCATTACTCCAAAGATTTGTTACCAAAGAAAGAGGCGCAAGAAGATTTCCTTGTATTACAGTTGGCAATGTCTCGGCAAAAAACTTTTTAGGAACAAGCCGTGATTCAAAATTCTGGAATCTAAACGCACTCTCTATAAACCTCTTTTCTGCTTGAATTGCTTTCTGTATGTCAACATCATCCAACGTGTTTCTTGCTTTTTCTGCAAGAGTTTCATAAGTTGATCTTGTTCTTGCTTGAAGTCTAAAAAGATTTCTGGATTGTTTTAACAAGTCTTGAGTAAGAGTTCTGCCGTTTTTGTCTAGGAATACGCTTAATGTTGCAAGATAACCATTTTCTGTTGCAGATGGCAGAGTCCTCATTGCAGCAACGGTTTGAGCCGCTTCTGTTGGTAATTTTATCCGATTCTTTGCAAGATCAAGTAATGATTTAATATCTCCCTGTTTTGATGCTCTGTTAATCAATTCAGCGTTTGCTACAACTTTTTGTGGAGCAGTACCAGCCTCATAGATTCCCCTAACAACATCATCTGATTCGTTTGCTAAGGCATCTTGTAATGCTTTCTGGCCGAACTTTGCGTATTTTATATCCTCACTCTTTGCAAGCTGTTCACGGACTCCTCTGTCAAGGAATGGATCTTTCACCATCTTTACTCCAGCTTGCCTATATCCAATTCCCCTTGGAAGTTCTGGCAATTTAATTGGCAATTCAACTGGAGTAACGCCTGCTTTTGCTACTGCTTGTTCTGCTTTCGGTGCAACAGCTTCAACTGCTCTTGGCAATGCGCCCTCAACAGCTTGAGCTATAGAAGGAGCAGCAGAAATTGCTGTTGGTGCCACCTTGCCAGTAAATCCTTCAGCAACTCCTCTTGCCAATCCGGCCAGCCCACCGCCAGTAGGAGTAAGAATAGATGCTGCCGTTGTGGTTATTGGATACTTCTCAACATCGCGCTGTAATACTTCGCTAATCCGAGCCATGCGTTCTGGGCCTAGCAACGCCTTTCCAGCGGCCTCTTGTCCCTTCTGACCTGCAATAAAACCACCAACACCAGCGATTGCACCAGTAACCAATTTAGGAATAATTCCACCAGGAGTTAGGGCTGCTACTGTTTCCGCCGCAACTCCTCCAGTAGTGGCAGGAATTATCTGACTCGCCACAGTGCGTGCAATCGCGCCCAGCCTACTCGGTTCTTCTGGTTCAAGTTCAAAAGAATCAACAACTCCATTTTGATCCGCCTCAAACCTTACAACCTTGCCATCCTTATTCCTTCCAATCGCAAATCCAACTCCAGTGGCCTTATCAGTTCCAGAAGACACAGTTTCAATCCCCAGGCGCTGTGCCTCTTTTACTGCTGGGATTGCTGCTTTTTCGATAATGCCTTCAGCCAATGCCTGCGCTGTTGGCTTGTATCCTTCCGCTATCGTGCCATCTGGCCTGCGGATCGTGCCAATCGCATCTACAGCCTTTCCAGCTTCAATTAATGCCTGCTGTGGAGTTGCACCAGCTTGTAGTTGACGCTGTGTTTCTTGCTGTAGTACAGCTTTGCGCTCTGGAGATATGACATCTTCTGGCGCGCCGCCAGATGCTAAATAATCAGCCTTAGTTAAATTGCCAGCATCTTCTTGAGAAAGTGGAGCAAACTCTAAATCTTGTTCCTGTTCTGGAACGAACTCAAGCTCTGGCTCTTTGGCCATTGCTTACTGCCTCGCTTGCAGTCTTCCGGGCTTACCGTTGATGTATATTAATTCACCAGGCTTAACGCCGGCTGCTTTAGCTTCTTGTAAGCTATTAAAATTTTTTACAGATGGTTGTGTTTGTTGCTGTGTCTGTGGCTGTGTTTGTGGTTGTTCTGCCTGTGGAAGCGGAGTCTGCTCTGGAGCCATTTGCTCCATTTGACCCGTTTGCCTATTAAATCCAAGCTCTGCGAGTCTACCCTGCAAAACACCTCGCTCGGCCTCAAGCTCTTTCATGACATCTGACCTTTTCTTTAGTCCCAACATTCCAAGACCTAATTCCATTGCCCCAGTTCGCGTGTCTCCCTTGGCAAGCTCAAGCTCTTGTTTTAATTTTTCCCTAGAAATTTTGCTCAATCTTTCATTAATTGCTTCTCTTTGGGCATTAATGTCTTCGTTTTCCAAAGATTGTTGATTTGAAATTGTGTTTCCAATTCCAGCTAGATATGGCGCAAATGCAGGATCTTGGCTTAATGCAGGAAGATCCTTTAGCTTCCCCTTTACTTTTAAGCCGCCTTTTTCAAATGTAAAATCAACATCTGGCTGTTCTGCCATTTGTTGGTCTCTCCTAGCCTTTTCAAGCGCAAGCTTCTGAAGCTCGTCTTGCCTTCCCATTTCCATCATTGCTGGAATATCAAATACTGCCATATATCTCCTTATATCCTAATTAAATTTGAAAGACCACCAGCAATATCTCCGAATGTTTGTGCTGGGCTTCTATAGG